AAAATAGGTGCCAAGATTATGCCTTGTATAAGTTTATATCGCTGTTCCGCTTCTTTCTCTTTAGATCTCTGGCGTTCAACTTCTATTTGTCTTTGAGTTGAATACATATAATTTGTCCTCCTGGCAATTATTTATCCTGTGGAATCAATCCATACCAGTGTCTACGGCAAGTAAGCATATAACGTATATTATCACCCTTTTTAGATAATATAGAAGCACCTTGCTTACAATCGGGTACCTTACATACTGGTTGTGTATTTGTTGGAGTCATATTAAAATTTAGTATAGGACCAACCAGAGCCGCAGGGATTACATTGAATATTCATACCACCTTGGTCAGGTGTTGTTGGATTAGTTTGATTAATAGTAACTCCTGCACCAATTGCACCATTGAATTGTAAATCAAATCGTTTATCGGCACCTACTCCACCGGTTTGTGTAGATGTCACAGTGTTACCGTTGTTAGTTGCATTATTAGGATTGGTAATATTTAATATATGGCTGCCGGCGCCTTGTTGTGTTAAATTAACGTTGTTGCCTGACCCGATCATATTTTGTATGGCTGCGGTATGATTACCAGTACCGTCTTGTTGAATGGAAAATGTATTATTAATTCCAGATTTAAGTTCTATGCCTGCTGTTTTATTATTACCTTGCTGTGATATACTAAAGGTATTATAATCAACCGCACTACTTGTGCCTGCTATAACATTGGCAGTATTGCCACTACCATCTTGAACTATTGTAGTTGTGTTGCCGCTGCCTATTTGATCAATGATAATAGTATTGTCAGCCGCTTTTACATCAGTACATCTGAACCCAGCCATAGATATAATCATCGCAACTATTAGTAATTTCATTATTTTTGTATCAACGTAATAACTGTTGATCCTCCGCTGTTAACACGATTCTTAATTGTGTCCATTGCACCTTGTGACATGTATATAGTAGTATTCTGGGTTGTAGGAGTCGTCACGCTCATCACATTACTGCCATCATCACGGCTTAAAGTTATTTTTGGTTCTTGTATATCAACAATAATACCAGTCAATGCATTGTAGTCAGGTAGCAATCTATTACTAGTTGTGTTTAATAAGTTTAATTGTGCTTTCATTTGAGAATCTATTATGTCAAGTATGTTAGCAAGGAAATTTTGATCAAGAAAATTACGTGCTAATTTGTCTTGATATATTTCTTTTTCTTGTTGATCCAACGCATTAGCCAACCCTTGTTCTTTAAGAAAGTCCATATCTAAGGCATTTCTCATTTCAAGTTTTGTATTTGTCTTATGTTGGTCCTGACCGTTTATTTCTTTAGGAGGTGCAACAATTAGCATATTGTTGATTGCTCCTTCACTAAGTTTTAAAATAACAGGTGGGCTTGGTGGCATATTACGACTCTCAACTCTAGTAGCCTGGAATGGTTTGGTTAATATTACTTGACCTGCATCGCTTTCTACAGTAATTTCGCCTGTCTTACAATTAGTTTCGATGTCACTAATAGTTCTAGTGCTACGATCATTTGGACAGCTAGGTAATAAAATAATAGTACTACGACCCAACTCATCTACTGTGGCTGTAAAATCGGTACCCCGTACACTTACTGTAGCAGTCGGTGTGTTAACTGATACAGCGTTAGGATTATTGTGAGCGATTGCACCACTAGCATATCGAACAGTTCCTAATGCCATATTCAAAGCTACTTTGCCAGTTTTACTTTTTGGGTCGTAAACAAAGTCATCAATTACTAGCTTTGAATTTTCGTTAACCTGCACCTTTGTTTCGTCAGCAAATGTTATTCCAACCTTGCCCTGGGTCGTCCGAACTGTGTCATTCATCTCCATACCTGTGCCTTTGGCACCAGTTAATGTTTGACTTTTACGTTGTATACTTGGAGCCGCATTTAGTTGCTCAGTTATAGTTCCAATAGCCGCGTAGCTCTGCGATGTTGCTAACAGAGCTACGATACATATTAAAAACTTAAACATATTACGGAGTACGTGTAGGTAACGTTAGTAACGGTACACTCATACCTTGACTAATATTAACACTATTACCACTACCGTTAATTTTTACGTTAGCAGATTGTCCACCGTATGTTGAGCCAGACCCTTGATTAATACCAACATAGTTTGTGCTTCCAGATATACCTAAGTTAGCAGTATTACCATCACCGTTCTGTACAATTTGGATCTGGTTATCATTTCCATTTAATGTTGAACCGCTTGCATAACCACCAACACTAGCAGTATTGCCATATCCTGCTTGTAGGACATTAAACAGGTTTCCTGTTCCGCTAGTAGTGATACCTATATCGTTAGTACCTGTTCCTGATTGATCAAGTATTGCTTGGTTCGATCCGCCTGTTCCGCTGAACATAATACTAGCTGTGTTAGTATCGCCGCGCATTTTAGACTGTACATCGTCGCCTGGCCCAGCTGTAGTGACACTTAACGTACTTCCGCTGCCTTGCACATCTGCTTTGAAGTTTGATGTGCCGCCGGTCTGTTCAACCCCAATTATAATATTACTTGCGCTACCTTGACCGCTAGCATTAACATCAATAAGTGCCGTAGATCCTTGGCCTGTTACACTATATACAATGTCGGCAGACCTGCCAGTTGCAACTGTAGCGTTTACACCCAATGCTAGGCTGTTACCAGATCCAACTTGCGACACAGCGATATTGGTGTTCATTGCTCCGATAGTTGCCGCATCTACTCCTCGGGTACCAGGTGCTCCATTTACCACGCCCTTAACTGTATTACCTGCACCGTCTTGAGTGATATTAATTACAGCATTATCACCTGTTTGATCGATGTAGATACTATTGTCAACAGCATAGCCCAGTGACGACATTGCAGCCATCACAAGAATTGCAATTAATTTTCTCGACAAATTGCCAACGCCTTTTAGACTTTTTTTCATGCTTCAAAGAATTAGGTTGGAACATCTTGTTTGTAATTGTTTACAAACGCTTAGTTTATTCCCTAACTCCGCTCCTTGGTCATTGACCATTAATGTGTTCTCGCTACGCTCTTTCCTTTCACTCTTATTTAAAACTATTTGATGCAAAGTTAAACTCTGCTGTTATTTTTCCGTTATATACTACTGTTAAAAAAATAACACTGTTAAAAAATTTACACCTTACTTCGCTTCATCTAAATGCTCAGTGCGAATCCATCCACCTCGCATTTCACTATCTGTTACTTTAAACCATCCTTCACTTCCTACTTGCCTTATGTCTACTACTGTGCCTTTCTTAAACAACCACTTCTTAATACTTGTATGATCTTGTTCTGAAAATAGGTACGTATCTTCTTTTAATTTACGTTGTCCAAATAATGATCTAGCCATCGGTTGAACTATTTTTGTTTCGACTGGTTTAACTTCTACTTTCTTTTCCTCTGCCTTTACTTCTGCGGGGGCAGGGGGTAAGGTTTCTGTTTTTGTTTCGGGCACGGCTTGCGGTTGAACCACGACATCTTTCTTCTCCTCTGCTTCTTTCTTAATCTCGCTACTGATTACAGGAGCTTTCTTTTCAACTATTGGCAGATGTATTGGTACTACAGGATCTGGTTTATATTCCCATATACCTTTCTTAACACCCTCTTTAATAAGTTCAACTACTGCCATTTCAACAGCGGCTTTAGTAGCATACGTTCCAGGCTCGTTAATTGTTAATCCTGCTTCTGCTTCAAATGCCTGTGTTCCTTGATCAAAGAATTTCAATGCTGTCATGCTGTCCGCTGTTGATAAAATAGTTTTTTGTACAGTCACAGTAGCTAATACCTTACCTGTGTTAACACTAACTGCACGTAGGCTAACTGTTACAGTATCCTGACTCCATTGTGTTTGTTTGCCAATACCAAAGATACGCATACCTGCGCCACCACTGGTAATAGTAGAATCATATCCTACTAGTCCACCTTCCATAATAATACCGGCAAATTGCATAGGCATTAATGGCTTAGCATCTTTACCTTCATATGCTTCGCGCATCTGTTTAATAATAGTGCGTTCTTTAACTAGATTATCAATTCCTACACGTTCTACTACATCAAACCATTGCCCTCGTCCAACACCTTGTAGTGCTTGTATTAAGAATGTTTCAGCACCCTGTGTAACTGCGGTTGACAAACTAGCCACGTTAGCCTGTGGGCGACGTTGTCCTGTCTTGTCTGCAAAACTATACACTGCTACGCTAACTGGTTTACCAGCTGATGGCGCAGGAATATTATCAAATTCTTTTTTGACTCCGGCACGTTGGGTTGTTAGAGTAGGGTCAACTTCATTCAAACCGGTGCTTTGGATGACTGCACATCCACTTAACATTAAAACTATAGTAAGTGTTAGTAAAGTCTTTTTCATGTTATTGGAACTGGAATTGGCTTAGTGGTATTACTACCGTTGTTTGGTTTCCGGTAACATCAGTTACAGTCATCGTAACCGCAGTTCCGTCTTTACTCCAGAATATAGTGTTGCCTTCAAAGTTTAATGTTCCGCTAGTTGAGCCGCCATTGGCAAACATAGCAGTGGCTAGATTTTGACTAATTTGTGCGTAGATACGACTTTCTAAGTTGTTTAAAAACTTTGCCAAATTTGTATTTGCCTTGTCGGCTTTGGCTTTATCTAATGCCGCTTGTACATCCTTTTCCACTTGTACTCTACGAGTAAACTCTTGGTTCTCAATTGTAAGTACGTGAGAGCTATAACCTACACCGTTAAAAGATGGGCTTTTGAATTGATAGTCGCCAATAGGCGCTGCCGTTAAGTATGCCGGCAGAAATAGCAGTAATGTAACTACTAATTTTGACATGGTTTCGCTCCCACTAGGTCTTATTAATATTTAACCCCGTGTGAGGCGAAATTAAGTTAGTGTTTAATTAACTACGTAGATTACTAACTGATTAAAAGTATTTGTAAAGTAGTTGATCAACTAGTCTAAGAGCTTCTTGAAGTTCTTTCTTCTCTTTAGTAGTCTTGGGAGTGTTGTGCTTAAATGTTACATTACCTGGTCTTTCTCTAAAATCAAGTAAGCTAGTAATGTGTATGATTCTATCATCAATCAACTTACGCATGGTATCATGATTGGCAGTACACGCAAATGTTAATGTAGGTATGTTCATTGTCATCAGCACATCGTGCTTGTTAACAATTTTGTAATACTCAGATGCTAACATACCAGCGGCACCTCGCATTTCTTCAATATTTAATTCACCAGAGTCGGGGATAGTTCCAACAAATTCTTCAATTGGATCAGCCATGTCGTCACTAGGATACACTGTAGAAAACACTTGTCTAAACATGTTCTGTACAGACCCTGGATCTTTTTGGTTCATTTCTGCAAAGATAGGGTTAAGATATAATAAGTTTTTAGCGTTGATTTGTGGAATGCGCTTAATTTTTTTGCCAGTGATTGCTTCAATAGCGTTAAACATTTTTCCACCTGCTTTTTTTACATCTAATATCGCACCTAATGTAAAGTCAGTTACTGCTGATTTTGATTTACCTTGACCAGAAGCTTTTAATTCAACTTGTCGGTCTTCGCCGTTTACTTTTACGATAATATCGCCGGGATTCGCTTTAAAAGTATCCTTACCAATCATAACAAGCAACCATTCGCCTTGACCCGTTGATGCGCCGGTAAATGGTTGTACTGTTGATAAGTTTCTTAGGATTTTTTCATACTTTTTTGCATCACCGCTTAAGACAGAACCTTTATCTTCGTTTGAAATGATAGCAGGTAAATCTATTAATCGATTAGCACTAGAGCATATATTAATAAAACTAAAAATTTCTTCATGATCTATGCCTTGACCTAGCAGTCCAACAAATCGATCTTGAAAAATTCCTTTAATTTCGTCCTGGCCTTCTAACTGTGGTAAACTGTTTAACGAATCTTTTATACGCTCTTTAAATTCTTCAATCTGTTTTCCTAAAGGTTGCCCAGCTAATGCTTGCCCAGATTTAAATCCCTTACGTATACTTTCTGCTTCAAGATCACTTATCTGCTTTTCTAAGTCTGATATTTGTCCTAAAATCGGATTCATTATCACATCAGCATTTGGCAGTTTACCTATTTCGTCAAGATAGATTTTTAAAGTGTCTACAGTTTGACGTAGTTTCTCTTTAACATCTTCTTGAAGGGGTTGTTCTTCTTGAGGTTGTTGGGGTGCTATTGCTGGTTCGACTGGTTGTTGTACAGGGCCATTTGGTTGTCCTGGATACGAGTCTGTTGCATCATTATATTCTTGATCAACTTGGGGTTGCACTGGCTCTGGTTTAGGAGCCTTTTTTAAGAGCTTTTTGATGTTGTTAATAATTGAATCTAACCCACGTTTGGCCATTTGGGCGGCTTTGGGATTAACTTCAGCAGACTGCACAATAGATTGCAGATCAGAATTAACGTCGGAGTTTTCTTGGGATTCTAATAAAATGTCAATTACACGCATAGTGTAATATTTATACTATTTCGGGGAACAGGCATTCCTGTATGAAATGTGTAACATCGTCCTCGCTCAGCCCTAAACTAACCATTACACGCGGTGTATGTGGGTTACATTTCTGATTTTGTGCGTAGTAATTCTGTGCGTCAGTAGTATTTTCAGCAGTATTGTTAGTTTCAGCTACTGTGCTTAGATAGTGTGCTACTGTAGTTCGTGCTAGATTTGTTATTTGTTCTAGTTCTGTTTCATCTTGTACATTGGCCGCGGCCACCATACTACCGCTAAAAATGTTAGTGGCCCACTCGGGTAAAGCACGTTCTCTGCGCCACTCTAGTTTGCTAACTTCATCGTGAAACCATTGCATCATCGGATGATCAGCATCGCCTGCTTTTGAGTAATCATGGAAACAGCCAGTAATCTTATTCTTACCAGCTATAACGTCAAAGCCGTAAATTGGAGCAGGGTTGTGAATATGTGGAAAGATACAACAGTGCATCATCCATAGTCCTTTGCTTTCACGGGCATCTACAACATCAACGTGAGCACGACGATAAGCGTCACTAGTCCATACACGATTAACCCAACCGGGCTGATTAAACCGATCCATGCCGGGTTCAAAGACTTCATCGCCGGTTGCATCAAAATTTTCTTCTAGTAAATGTTGTATACCTATTAAGGTATCCCAGACTTTACTCATCTTTGTATTCTACTAGAGTCATCATCTCTTTGAAAAACTCTGCGGCAAATTCGAAACATACTTTTGCTTCGTCGGCCATGTCATCACTAATTCTCTCACGAATAAGTGTCTTTAGTGTGTCAGCATCTTCAAACTTATACATACGACCTTCACCTGGTACCTTTTTAGCGATCATTTGGCCGCCTGCAAGATCACCCATATGTCGTACATAGATATGCGCCATTAGTTTTTTCGGATCATCTTTAATGCTCATGATATGATCCATGTATCGTTTGACTACTGGGAGGATTTGTGGGTCTTCTTCATCGTCGCCCCATAGTTCTATAAAGTCTGCAAGAATGTGGGGTGCTCTACGGACATCTGGCATTCCGGATAATAGTCCAGGATGCATCATTGCACAAACTTCTACTAGTTCGTATTGTGGATGCTGATTTTTTAGATAGACAGCATACAGTTTAGGATTGATAGTTCCTGAAAAAAGAATTTTAACAAATTCCTGACGTTCAGCATTAGTATGTGCTTCTTTGGTTAGATCACGTAAACTCATTCTTCTTCCAATTTAATTTGTAATGGGTGCCCGTTAGTACGTGCAAGGTTTGTTGCTTCAACTGCTTTTGCTTCAGCTATTTCAAAACTATAGATTCCAGCTATGCCGGAGCCAGTTTCGTGTACTTGAATCATGATATCCTTAGCAGTTGCATCTGTGTGTTTGAATGTTTCAATCAGTAAGGCAATTACAAATTCCATAGGGGTAAAATCATCGTTAAGAAGAATAACCTTCCAACGCTTTGGTTCTGAAACAGTTACTTTGATCTTTTCTTCTAATTGGATATCTGTTGTCGGCATCATTTTCTTTCTTAGTGTTGGGGGAGTTGCCTCCCCCATGTGTTTATTTAATTGTTATCTGACGTGGTTTTAATGCTTCTGGAACCATACGTTCAATCTTAATGATCAACATACCGTCCTTAACTTCAGCATCTCGAATTTCCATATATTCGGCTAGAGTATATGCTTGTTCAAAATCACGGCTAGCAAGTCCACGATGAAGATATTCTTTACCATCTGCATCTACAGTTGTTTGAATACCCCGAACAATTAATTGATCTTGATCTACTTCAACTGTAATTTCGTCTTTGCTAAAACCAGCTACTGCAATTTCAATAGCATAATCTCTATCACTATACTTCACAATGTTATGTGGAGGATAGTTGCTGTTGTTTACACGAGCATTAAAGATATGATCGAAACCTACTAGTGCTCTACTTAAATTGGCAAGAGCTGCCGCGTCTATAGTTCTTAGTTGCATTGTCATAATTTTCTCCTTATATTAAGCAAGAACTTTGTAGGGCCCTTTTAAGGCGCCCTACATGTTTATTATATTACTTCTTTTCTTCTTTGTCAACTTCTGTGAAACTCGCATCTACAGTCTGCTCAGCTGGTTGAGCTGGCGCTTCAGCTGTCGTTGATTCAGCGGCTTGTTTCTTAGCCATAACTGGACCTGCGGATTCAAAGAATGTTTCAACTGATTTTTGGATAGCTTCTGCATCTTCTCCAGCGCAGGCAGTTTCGACTGCTTTAACTGCATCGTCAAATTTAGTGCGTTCCTCATCAGTTAATTGATCTTTGTATGTTTCATAATCCTTCTTGATACTATGTGTAGTACCTTCAGCATTATTACGTGCATTGATCAATTCTGCTGCCTTCTTATCCGATTCGGCATTCTCTTCAGCTTCTTGAACCATACGTTGGATCTCAGCTTCAGTTAACCCTGAATCAGACTTAATAGTAATCTTGTTTTCTTTACCAGTGTTTTTGTTTTTAGCTGATACATTCAAGATACCGTTGGCATCGATGTCTAGAGTAACTTCAATCTGTGGCATGCCTCGCGGAGCAGGGTCAATGCCTTCTAAATTAAACTCACCTAGCATCTTGTTAAATTTAAACAAGTCACGTTCACCTTGTGCTACTTTAATAGTAACTGCTGGTTGGTTGTCTTCAGCAGTGCTGAATGTTTGACTATGTTTGGTTGGAATAGTTGTGTTCTTTTTAATCAATTTAGTAAACACACCGCCCATTGTTTCAATACCCAATGTTAGTGGAGTAACATCTAGCAATAGCACGTCAGTCTTGTCGCCTGCTAGTACAGCACCTTGTACTGCGGCACCTGCGGCAACTGCTTCGTCTGGGTTAACATCTTTACGTGGAGCCTTGCCAAACAGTTTCTCAACTGCTTCTTGTACTTTAGGCATACGTGTTTGACCACCAACTAGGATAACTTCGTCGATGTCTGCGGCAGTAACTTTAGCATCAGTCATAGCAATCTTACATGGCTCGATCGAACGCTCAATTAGTTTCTCAACCATTTGTTCAAACTTAGCACGAGTAATTGTTACATTCAAATGCTTAGGGCCTGTTGTGTCTGCTGTAATGTATGGCAGGTTAACTGCTGTTTGCTGTGTGCTTGACAATTCAATTTTGGCTTTTTCAGCTGAGTCTTTCAAGCGTTGCAGTGCTAGCATGTCTTGTTTAAGATCAATACCAGACTCCTTCTTGAACTCGTCAACTAGGTGATCCATGATAACTTGGTCAAAGTCTTCACCGCCTAGGAATGTGTCACCGTTTGTTGACAATACTTCAATTTGCTTGTCACCGTCAACATTGGCGATGTCAATAATTGAAATATCAAATGTACCACCGCCTAGGTCGTACACTGCAATCTTGCGATCACGCTTGTCTGCCTTGTCAACGCCATATGCTAATGCGGCCGCAGTTGGCTCATTGATAATACGCAATACTTCTAAGCCAGCAATCTTACCAGCATCTTTAGTTGCTTGACGTTGACTATCATTGAAGTAAGCAGGAACAGTAATAACTGCCTGTGTTACTGTATAACCTAAGTAGTCTTCAGCAGTCTTTTTCATTTTGCGAAGCACTTCAGCTGATACTTGTTGCGGAGCAAGCTTCTCACCATTTGCCTCAATCCATGCATCACCATTATCAGCTTGGATAATAGTGTATGGCATTAGGCCTATGTCTTTTTGTACTTCTTTTTCGTCAAACTTGCGACCAATAAGGCGCTTGCTAGCGTAGATAGTATTTTTTGGGTTTGTGACTGCTTGTCGTTTTGCTGTTGCACCTACTAAGATTTCGTCTTTTGTATATGCAATGATTGATGGTGTTGTTCTAGCACCTTCGCTGTTTTCAATTACTTTAGCAATACCATTTTCCAGGATTGCTACACAGCTATTTGTTGTACCTAAATCGATACCGATGATTTTGCTCATAATGATCTCCTTTGATTAAGCAAGAAAAATGTAAAACCCTTACGGCGTTTCACAAATTTATTTATACCTGTTCGGTGTTATTTTTAAAAATATTGGACCAAATTTTAAGTTTTTCACGCTTGGCTTTTGCGGCCGCTTCGATATTAGTCCAGCTAACTACATCTAGTTCTTGCAGGATTTCAATCATAGCATACAAATCGCCGAGCTCTTCTTCCAAGTGTTCCCTATTAGTTTTGGGTTTACCTGGCTTAAGATTATCTAGTCCAAAGCGGCTGATTTTACTTACCGCTTGTATTACTTCAGCACATTCTTCTTGGAGAATATCCATTACTTCTTTAGTCTGACTGTCCATTTTATTACCTTTGATGTGCAAATGGTGCAATGTAGTCACCGTTTTTTGTTGTACTGGTACGCAAGGTATTGTACACGTTTTGAATACCAACTGCTTGATTGTATGCGTCATGTAATGCGTGATGGGCTGTTACGGGCGGACGTTTAGGATCTATACCGATATCGAATGCTGTACGCACATCACGAATTTGCCAAAACTGCCAAGGAACTGCTTTGCCAATCTTTTTAAACACATGCTCACAGATCATAATGTCAAATACACTGCCATTGGACCAAACACGTTTTGCACCCCAACAGAACTTGTACAATTGGATAAATGCATCCGTAATTGGAATACGATTTTTCTCTCCAAATGCTTCGTCTTGTGCTTCTTTGCTTTGATTGGCCCACCAAGCGATGGTGTCATCGTTAGTTACTAGGCCTATGTTGTGGCAACTGTCGAGATCCACTCTAACATAAAAGCTATCCATTGCTGGTTCCTCTATGTCTTTTCCAAACGGATCAAACTTAACAGCACCTATTGTAAGAATAGCCGCATCGGTTGATGTTGCCAGCGTTTCTAAATCTATCATAATGTCAGTATTCATACAAACATTATAGCAGACTTAATCGTAAATGTCAATACAATTTTTTAGGTAATTGTTCTTTTTCGAGCTTCTTTTTCCAACGGGCTTTGGCAGCGCCTTTGGCTTTCTTCCTGGCTGTAGTAGGTTTTTCGTAAAACTCTTTGGCACGCAAATCTTCAAGGATCTTTGCATCCTCAATCTTACGTTTAAATCGTCTTAGAGCTTGGTTGATATTCTCACCATCCCTTACGGTAATTCCGGTCCCTTTATTCTTCTGGGGTATCATCGTCGTTGTCTTCCTCCTGTTTAATTTGTTCGACAATCCAATCTAAATCATATATTCTGTTTCTACTTATCAATTGATAAGGAGTCGTTTCATCTTTTGTTAGATAGTGTGCATTTGGATGGGTTAGCATCATTGATACAAATTTATGTGTCATTGGATCACAATTATCCACATCGATAATTACTACATCGACTTGTTGTAGTACACTTAACATCCAACCAATATCGTGATCATCGTTATCAAAAATGAAAACATTTAGATCATCAATACTATGGCTTAAAATTGTTTGAAATTGTTCTTTAACATAGTTGCTAGGTTTAACCAACAAATAACTTAAATTTAAATTAAACAGTTTATCCGGCGGAGTTATTAGAGTTATTTTTCCTAAGTTCATGTATTCGTTCTTCAAAGTAAGATATTTTTTCTAGTGGATAATCACTAAATCTTGGACCATGTTTTTTTGTTTCTTCAACAAAAGCATACAGCTCAGGTTCAGTGTTATCATTAACTGTAAAGTCTTCAAACTTATGATCTGCATAATCTTTATAAAGCTGATCAATAGGATTAAGACCGTGCAGTTTGCCCCATATACTATCGGCAGTCTGTTCAGCATTCTGAACATAGCCTATTCCCTGTTCTTGAGTTGTATCTGTCCCTGTTCGTTCTTGATCATGTAAGTCTTTTTTTTTGATTCTTCGGTTTCTGGAAGGTCTGCTTCCAAAGTAACTTCTGTGCCTTCGTTAGTTATATATGTTTCGCCTTTAGCTACACGCTCTTCAACTGTGGAATCTGGTTGAGCGACCGCTTTCTCAGCCTCTTCAATCATTTTATTCCATTTATCAAGTTCGTTGATAGGTTCTTCTTCAACTTCTGTAACAGTAGGTTCGACGTTAATTACATCGTTTGTTTCTTCGTTAGGAATGTGTTCTGTAGGTTGCGGCACAAAGTCATCGATGCTTGCAGGCTTAACAGGTTCTGAGTCTTCACGTTTCCAACCAAATGTCATTTGCGCGGCTAGTAACATAATAACTGCTAAGGGATCAAACACAACTACAATGAGTACAATAATCCATGTTACTGCTTTTTCTAACATGTTCTCATCTGCGCCATGTTCACCGTAAATGAACTTGGCAATATATTTGATTGGTCCTACTTCAGCTTCGACCTTGCGTACTTCTGCCGCGATTGGAGAACGCTCTTCGCTAACGGTGGCAATAACCTTCTGTTCGGATGCGATCTCAGACTGAAGCCTTGCACGTTCCTTTTGCTGACTACGTCTAATGGCAACAGCTTTTTCGGCACCTTTTTCATCACTGCTTCGGCCCATGACTTGGTCCACAGCTTCATCCATTTGTTTAAGAGCTTTGCGGTTTGCATCTATATTATCTCTGCTTGTTTTGATCTTTTCATCGTAGATAGCAATTTTACTTTGTACATCGCCTGACACTAAGTTTTGGTCGTTGTGTGCTTTGGAAAGGAATCCAAAGATACCCATTGAGGTAATGAGCATTAACACCATTACTGCTAGTATCATATAATACTTCATGAAACGTGGAGCACGTTCCCAATTAGCCTTAAGCCAGCTGGCACAAACTAGTTTACCAACTTCAAGGGCAGAGCCCATGATGATGATTGGAATGGCCGCCGCTGAAAAGATAGCGGTCAAACCTACTACAGAATAGTAGATTGCGACCGCCGAAATTGTTAAACCAGTGAGTAGTAGTAGATACGCTAATATCATCCTAAGCCATTTCTATTAGACCGGGGTGCCGGCTAATGTTGTTCCGCTAATTTGAGTAACAGCGACAGTGCCAAAAGTTTGGGCGGCTGTAGCAACAGGGGATATGATAGTAACTTTAACTTGCGAGTCACCAGTATTAGCCGGATCGTACACTCTCCAAGAGCGCACATAGGTACCAGATATTAATGCGTTAGTGACAATGTCTTGTAGTGCAATGGCCAATGTAGTAACTGCGGTTCCGCCAACACCTACATAAGCTGTAAATGTTAGACTGCTGTCGGAATTGGTATAAGTGCCGCTAGATGATTTGCCTATCGATTTTAAGTAGTTGTTCCATTGTCCAAGGATACCTTGATCACGATCAAATACTACAGTAAATGCAAGCCCAGTTGGTTGAGATGTTGCATCAGTAGTTGTTGTTGCAGTAACTACTACGTTTTCAAAACGGCAGTCTGCAATCGCAGATAATGACTCAATGATACGTTGCCAGCGGAGGTTTCCTTGTGCTAGCACTAGAGCTTGTGCGGCTGTTAGCGTTGTTGCGTTTGTGTAAACTGGATTTGTCCAGTCGTATGGCCAAACTGCTCCGCTAGCTGTGTTAGCTGTCGCTGTTGGGAAATAAGTTCCGTTGCTCATTGTAAGAACAACACGGTACATTCCCGGTGTAATTTGATTTGTATCTTGATTGTATCCTGAGGCCATTATACCTACTCCTTGTTATAAGATATTTATCACTAAAACACCTTATTTGCTTATTGTACAGACAAGGTGTTTAAAGTGCAATCTTATTGGTTTATTTAAAAATTATCATGGCCATCAAGCCTGCTTGCACAAAGAACCCAAAACCGATGGTTACAATGTTTAAAAAGTCCTTTTGGATAGCGGCTTTGATAAAAAAGCAGAACAATCCTGCCCATGCAAACAGTACTAGGTCTACAGGTGGCATTTTTTCAGTCAACCCTGTTAAAACTGCTAGCAGAGTAGGAATTGTAGCCATATGCATTAGAATTGCGGCTACCCAACCTACAGTTTCGGCACTCACATGCGGTGCGTGTTCTTTAATGTTTTTAACTAACAAATCCAAATCAAAGAAATTGTGGATTTTCAATTTAACTGTATTAATAATTGCGTGTGCGTTCATGATAGTCCTTTATTAATCATAAAAAATGTGTCGACCAATTTTAGCAACTGGTTTCTTGTGCCACCCTGGTTGTACATAGTCCCCGTGAAAATAAAGGGCTTTCTTCAGATCCGGAAGGCGAAAACCTTCCAGCAGTACCTTTTTAGCTACTTCCATACTTTCTGTGTACATTGGGCCGTTCATCGGCTTTAACACTGATGCTTTATTGCAATACCAACTGAATTGGCACATTACTTTTTCGTACACTATATTCTTCTGGTAGACTACTTGACAGATGTCGCTCGGAAAAGCGCCAGATTCTGTACGATTGATTGTAACCTGAGCAACTGCTACTTTACCTTCAAAAGGTTCGCCGCCGGCTTCATGGTATATATTACGAGCTAGACAATCTAATTGTGTTTGTCTCATTTGTGCTGTAATTGGACTCGATACTTCTCGAGCTTCTTTAAGTCTTTCGAACTTACTATTTACTGCTGTCTGTACTGCTATAACTACTGCCACTAAAACTAGGCAGTTTAAAACTATTTTGATAATGCGTATCATTTTTGTCTCCTTTACGCTGGATGAGGTATCGCTAGTACCATCATTATTAATTAATGGGCGGTTTCCGTTTCTCCTTAAGTTAGCCGTTTTTCTGATTGCCCCTAAACCCTTAGGGGACAATATATAGTTATCCTCTGTGTGTGCTGGTAAAACACTATTATTATAAACAGGCATATCTATCTCCTCATTTTGGAGATGTCTACCGCCTCTTCATTGCTAAAAACCGGTACAGCGTTGCTCTTATGCATGGTTGCAATGCCTTTTACCATTGTTCCGGTATATACTTTTGGCTCGGGCATTGCACATGGTCCACCGGTAAATGGTAGACTAGGATGCTTGACATCTGTGCCATACCTGCTAAAAGGTTTGTTATCAGGCTTCCAAACTTCAGCGGTCAACCCACGCTTGCGTTTCTTTTCTTCTGCTTCAATGCCCCAACGCTTTTGTAGCTCTTTCCAACTTTCTTCCTGCTCACGTGCTTTTCTAGCATGATCTGCTGAAGCGAATTTCTTCTTGCCTTTCTTCTTGCCAGTGGTACTGAGCCACGGACCTTCTAAATGCATTGTCAATTTAAACTCCAAAATTGTTAGTAATATGTATATTATACACTAAATTTTGAGCTGTGTCAAGTCTATTGTTTTACTCGAAAACTTTCGCCGCATCCGCATCGATCTGACTCGTTTGGATTAATGAAATCAAATCCCTCGTTGAGTCCGTTGCGAACCCAATCCATTGTTAGCCCGTTTAAATATCCTAGGCTTTTAGCATCTACTAACAGTATAAAGTCTTTGTGCCCAAAGTTAGTTACACCCACTTCGGCTTGGTATTCGTCAACGTATTCTAATGTGTAGGCTAATCCACTACATCCGGTTGTGCGTACCCCTAAACGTATACCTACACCTCGACCACGCTTTTCTAGATTTTGTTTAATCTTTTTATATGCTGTGTCTGTTACGGTAATCATTTACGGCCGCCTTGATAGCATCTTCTGCCAATATACTACAGTGTATCTTAACTGGGGGTAATGCTAGTTCTTCGGCAATTTGGCTGTTTTTAAGATTAAGAGCATCGTCAATGTGCATACCCTTAACCCACTCTGTAACCAAGCTCGAACTGGCGATTGCTGAACCGCATCCATATGTCTTGAAACGAGCATCTCTAATAATACCATCCTCGTCTACCTTTATTTGTAGTTTCATTACATCGCCACATGCAGGAGCACCGACCATACCAGTACCCACAGTAGGATCATCTTTTTCAAATGATCCTACATTACGGGGGTTTTCGTAGTGGTCGAGTACTTTATCTGAATATGCCATACTATATTTATAGTATTATTTTGCTTCTTTACGAGTGTTCTTAACTGATGTAACATCGTTACGTGTTTCTTTGCACAACTTAGCTAATTCTTGTAAGTGCTTGCGAACACGAGTTCCTGCCGCACCGACTTCTTTATCGTAGAACTTTTCGAAGTCACCTTCCATTGATTCTACTAGTGCTGTGAATTCTGCGAATTTATTTGCCATTTTTACTTCTCCTTTGATAATTATGGTAATTTTGTAACACCCTTGAGGATGTTCTTGAGTGTTGCTAGTTCTGCTGGTAATGAAGCTAGCCCTGCAACAAGTTTTGTTAGCTCTTCTGGATGTTCTGAAAAATATGCATACTGTGTTGCCTTATCTACTAAGGTGTAGGGATCTACGGTATGAATACCTTGATTATTAGCCATATTAGCTAATGCGCTTACGTCAGCTTCTAATGTGTTTAATGAATGTGCCATTGCAGAGAAACCACCGGCGCATGCTATTAGTGCTACAGTTCCTTTTTGCGGAACACTGACATAGAATGAGCTAGCAACTCCTGGAACTACATAGTCTACAATAAATGTACCAGGTAATATACCTTGTCCTGACAGTAGCATGCCCGGACGGGGATCAGCTTGTGCTAATGGGATTGGGGGAGTACAAGTTAGTAACCCATAACCTCCAGCCATAAATGTCACAGGCCCGTCGATGTTAGGATATTGTGTAGAAACAGTAATCGATGTTGGACTATTAATTGCGGCAATTTTAGCCAGGCCGCTGAACCAACCGGTAGCAGGGACTGGTGCTGGAGTCAAGTTAGTCAATACCATTCCAGGCAGCATAAGTGCCACGGTTGCTGGATTTAATCCGGATACTACTGAACCACTTAAAATTCCTACTACACTTGCTAATAACGCTACTGGTTGTACAGGAACAAATACGCCTGCCAATATATATGTAGTTTCGGATAAGTTTTCTAATGATGTAGCAATACGTTCTAGATAAGCGTGATATGAATATGCTGGAAGTGCCGTTGTCGGTGGTACTAGGGACGATGCCGCAGTCAGTGCATCCGAGGCAACGGTTGTCAGCATGGTAGGTGCAATCGATCTTGTATACATTATACTAATTTAATCCCTGTAGTATTTTGAATATATGTATCCGAAGCATCTTTGCCAGACGGTGCAAGTACCATAATAGTCGCACGTGAAATCTGTATATTTGCGTCTGGATCTGTGGTGAACAAGAACGGAACAAGTGCTATTCCTTTTTGTCCAGCGGTTAGCACTAATGGCTTACTCACAGTAATTGCCATTGGATTTTCTTCAACTAGTTTAGCGACAATCTCTTCGCCCGCAGTTGTTTTAATTGTTACTACTTCACCTGGTGTAATACCTTTATTGATTATCATGTTTATCCTTTTCGAAATGTTTCTTCAACTCTTGGAAGCCGCCTATTAATTTATCGTCTAAAAATATTTGCGGTACAGTTCTGGCATTAGGTACGGCTTCCATTAGCTGTTCTTTAGTCCAATCTTTACTTACATTACGTTCTTCGTAGTCAATGCCTTTCATTTTGAGTAGACCTTTTGCTTGATCGCAAAATGGACAGGCATTTTTACTCCACACTATTGCTGTTGTCATTCTAATTCCTTTTCTTATTATAACACAGGTAAAGAGTCGTAGTCTATAGCTTCGCCCATAACTCCGATGACATAGTTTGTCGATTCATTTTCCTGTAGTGCTGTTTGTTTTTTACTAGTATCGCTATGTTTGTTGAACCAAGGGATCGGTGTTGACTTTGGCGCAGGACTATTATACTTGATACCGATATCTTTAAGAGCACCTAATGCTGTGTAGTCTACAAAGTCTTTCAGGATGTTAGCATTAAGCCCGATAACTGGTCCTTTTTGGAACAAGTAATCTGCCCAGTCTTTTTCTTCACGTATAACGTCCATATACAACTGATATACTTCTTGCTCGCATTCTGCCTTAACTTCGGCAAAGCGGGTGTCTTCCTTAACAACTTGATTGATGAGGAAAGCAGTCCACCCTTTGTGTAGCAATTCGTCTTGTAGAATCAAACTGATGATGTTGCCGTTACCAATAAAAATCTTATTTTCAACCATTGCTAAACTTGTAGCAAAGCTCACCATAAAGCGGAAGGCCTCTAACGCATAACTCGCATGTAGTGCCATCCAAATTGCTTTGATGTGTGTCTTCTCGTTAATCTTTTCACCACATTCTTTACGACAGTTGATAACATGTAGCGCATCGTAGTAGTTACCTACAGAGCTTGCCATGTCTACAATTTCTCTAGTGTCATGAATCGTGTTAAACACTTCCTTTGGCACATTGTAGATGTTACGGATAATATGGCTATAACTACGACTATGAATGTTAGTTTCAAAGAATGTCCAATTATAGATTAATGCTTCTAGTTCTGGAAGACTACATACTGGAGTGAACACCTGACTAGGTGCTCGACCTTGCAGACTATCCAGTGCAGTTTGTCGTAGTAAGTTACTAGTGAAGATATGTTTAATAGCATCGCTAGCATCTTTAAAATCATTGCTATCTTTGTTTAAACTGATCTCTTCTGGTACCCAAAAGAAACCACGTGCAGTTGTTTCAAAGTCTGCAATTTTTTTATACTTAACTTCTTCAAAACGTTGAATAGTTACTGGACCGGCTGGGTCCAAGAACATCTTACGATTAAGATAGTCTGTCTTTGTGTTTAAGTTATACTGAGCTTGACTCATAGTTTACATGCCTCGCAATCATCTTCTAAATCTTCTGTGCTGTGTCCGTTGTAGCCATTTAATGATTGCTCAATCGGAGGCAGCTCGTCTGTTGCCTTACTACCTGCTTTGTTAATCAAACTGTAGTAGAATGTTTTCAAACCCCATAGCTGAGCCTGCATTAAGTTTTTAACAATTAGTGTAGTTGGAACTTTGCGATCAGCCCAATGTGCTGGGTTGTAGAATGTGTTAGTACTAATGCTTTGATCAACATATGCGGCTAGAACACTTGCGGTTTTTAAATACCCACCGCAATCTTTCTGTTCCCACATCATTTGATACTTGTTCTTAAGTTTATGATACTCAGGAACAACTTGTACAAATGAACCTGCTTTACTTTCCTTCACACTGATTAAGCTCATAGGCATCTCAATCCCATTAGTGCTGTTTATAACAACACTTGAGCTCTCCACAGGTGCAATGGCCATTAAGGTTGCATTGCGTACACCGTACTGTTTCATATTAGTACGTAGAGTTTCCCAATCAAGTTCTGGAGTAAAGTCAGCAAGTTCATTTGAACCCTTGGCACGTAATTCCCAAGGAAATATACCCTTGCCGTATCTAGTATGTTCGCTGTGTAGACAAGGTCCACGTTCTTTGGCCAATTCAACTGTTGCTTCTGTTAAGTAGAATGCTTGATGTTCAATCCAGCTTTTAACATCTTGTAGTGCATCTTTCTCACCATAGCGTAGGCCACGCTTGGCATGCCAGTAGGCTAGATTAGTAACACCAATACCCAATGGTTGAATTTCATCGTTGCTTAATTTGCTTTGAATACTTAGAAAATCTTGATAATCAAGTATATTGCACAGACTACGCTGTAGAATACGGCAAGCACGGCGCATATCTTCGGGATTCCTGAAAGCTCCCCAGTTGATACTGCCAAGTGTGCAGAGCGCGATACGTCCTTCCGGATCGTCAAGTCTCTTAAATGATTTTGTTGGTAAAAGTATTTCACAGCATAGGTTACTCTGGTAGATGGTATGATATTCAGGATCAAACGGGCCTTGATTTTGTACGTTGTCGATAAACACAAGATAGATGCGACCAGTGTCAGTACGCTCTTTTAGTATACCGCTCTTGAATACTTCTTCAGCACTCATTGTTTTTTTGCGTAGACCTGATTGCTTTTCGTACTTGACATATAGCTCTTCAAATCGTTTTGTATTTTTATAAAATGCTTCATATAGGTCCGGTACTTCATTCGGATCAAAGAAAGTTATAGTTTCCTTATTTCGAAATCGTCTCCAGAAGAAGGCAGACAATACCACTCCATAGTCCATATGTCGAACCCGAGTTTCTTCTGTTCCTTGGTTATTCTTAAGAACAATAAGATCATCAAACTGATGATGCCAAATGGGATAAAATACAGTAGCACTTGCATTACGGATACCTCCTTGTGAGCAACTACGTAAGTCGCCGAACCATTTCTTAAGGAAGGGGATCATGCCAGTGTGCATGATTTCCCCACCTCGTATAGGACTCCCTAATGGGCGCAAACGACCTATCTCTAGACCAATGCCAGCACGTTTGCTAGCATACTTGGCCATCATCTCACCAGATGCAAATATACTATCCAAGTCGTCATCTGAACGGATAAGAACACAGCTACTAAATTGCTTGGTAGGAGTACCGAGACCGGCCAACACAGGAGTAGCAAGAGTAAACAAGCCGTCACCCGCGGCATTGTAGTATTCCTTAATATAACGCATACGGGCTGTATTGGGTTCTTCTTTATGGAAGACTGTTGCAGCCGCAATAATATATCTAATCTGTGGGGTCTCATAAATCTCCTTAGTGGCACGATTTTTAACCAGGTACTTTTCAATTAATTGTTCAATGGCTGCATATGAATAAGTTTCATCCTTTTCATGATCTAGCATGTCGTCCATCTTATTCCAGTCTTCTTCAGTATACCACTCGAGAAGTTCTGGTGTATATAATCCTGTTGCTACATTTTTTTGTACAATAGTATAAAGGTGGGGAACCGCGTACTGTCCGTATACATCCTTACGTAACATCGACAAACGCTGTTTGCCTGCTACGTATTGATAATTCACATGTCCTAAATCTGGGTTCGATTCGACATCAATAAGGTCAACTATTGCTCGAAGAGTAATTTCATCAATTTCGTTTGTTGTAATGCCGTCATAGAAATGAGGTTGACTTTTGATTTCAATCATTGACTGACTAACATCAGCTATACCTTTACAAACTTTACTAATCTGGGCTTGCCATTTTTCAATAGTCAACGGCTCTTTGCTCCCGTCCCGCTTTATAACTGTGATTTTTGTCATTGTTCGCTACTTCTCTTCTTTATTAAATTAGTTTTATATTATACTTACGTCTGTCTAGGAAGTATTTATTAGATAAAACACAGTGTCCAAATCTTATTGAGAGACAAGGACTTAGGCGCCATTTTAATGGGTCAAACGGTGATTTTTTCTCTCGTACTAATCTTATCATGACAACAAATAAAATTATATACGCATTTATTGTTGATGTCTAGAGAATTGAGTTAAAAAATTGAAGTATAGGTGTAGTTGAACACGCCGGTATCACCGGATAAGTTATTTCTATAGCTTATCACAATAGTCCATGGGTTCGTTGTAGTCACAGCACCTGTTATATCAAGGAACTGCACTTGGAAATCTAATCCTAAAGAATTAGTGTTACTTGGATCCGAACCTGCAAAATCAAATTCGTCGGATAATTGAATTTTTACATTAAGTACGTCTGCTGATATTGTTAGAACACCGCGTCTAGTAAATGAGTTTGCTAGACTGTTGTAGAAATAGTTTATTGAGTATGTAGTTTGTGCAGTTGGGCCTGTTGTTCTATCTGCCGGAGATGCTAGCCACGCAACCGGTAACTTTATAATTTGCTGAAATGATCCTGTTTGAACAAGTTGTATGTTTCGAGTGCCGTTAAGAGAAAACATGCCGTGACCACTAACTTCTGGGACATACGGTATTAATGCAAACGTAGGGTTTGTAGCTGAACTAGGATTACTTAAATCGCCGTGCCGATCCGAAAAGTCATCTTGGCTAGCATTTCCGTAAGTGGCAAAATATACCTGCGGATATTGGCTAAGAATATTACTACCGCCGTTGTTGCCGACACCTACATACTTGCAGTTTCTAGTAAAGTTTCCAGTTCCAGTTCCGATAAGCACTGCCTGTTGTTTAATGTTATAAAATTTACAGTTAACGATAGCAGTTTGGCGTGGACCAAACGGATTAGCTTGCGTAACTGCGCCACCAAGACCTAAATTAAATCCCTGTAGCGAGTTCGTAAAGAAACCGTCTTCAAAGGTATTATTTAAAATATCAAGTTGTGAATATACACAATAATTAAATCCATCGATAACTACATTTGCAAAAATGTTATGCTCACAGGTTACTAGTGAGCTTACTGCGGTCATGCTAATACCAATACTATAATTTGCTGGTACTCCAGCCCATCCGCCTAGTAATTTAATATTTTCAAATATACCATCGCGCACTGAATTTAATTGTAACAACGTATTGAGCCCAGTTGTTGTCTGCACAGTTAAGTTTCCAACGTACACCTTACGTGCCTGGGTAGTACTTTGTGCAACACTTGGATCTCTTGATGTTAGAGTAGAACTATCGTTGACAAACTGGAATGCTGGCTTAGGCGATGTTACTACAAAGGTACCATTAGTAACTCCTTGATTAACAGGAACTGGATTACTCAATGTAATACTAACTCCTGGATTAATTGTTGTTACAGTTGTGTTATTAGGAATACCGCTGCCTGTTACAAAATAACCGACCATGCTACTTACTGCTGTTATGGTTGTAATGATTGGTGAATTACTACTGCTTGTACCAGTAAGCGTAATTGCTGTAGGTTGATAATCGATAATAGTTTTATCTATGCCAGCACCAGTCAGCGTTGCATAGCTAGGTATATATAGGGTACTAGTAGTTTTGAATTTACCCGGTGGTAATTGTAATGTTACTCTATTCTTAACTGAGGCTGCTAGGTTGGCTGGGTTGCTAGGATTTAAAAATAATTGATCGATAGCACGTTGAATTGCTAGAGTATCATCAACTGCGCCGTCCCCTACTGCACCGAAATTATACAAATTCGTTAGGTCATCTAGTCTACGCAGAATTGATCTGTATGAAGGAGTATTTGAATTTGGGCCTGTAGTAATTGTAGCATCGTCTGCTTTGTATACATATTGCACGAGACCAAGAAGGTTACCCTGTATACTTAAATCCTGCTGTGTAATTACTTTTACGTTGCCGACTGCTGGAGCACCTTCGCTCACACTACCACTGCCAATATACAGTTCTTGCGTATCAATAGCCCAAGCCATTTCACCGCTGGCTAACTGTGGTAGTCCTGTACCTGCAGTCGCTTGTCCGCGCCGTATTTGAATTCTTGAGATTTGGTAAACAGCCATGAAAATATCCTCTTATAGGATATTTATCACATTTGTTTGTAGTATTGTTCGACCTTATCCCACCACTTGGCTTCCCAGTAGCTGAAATCTTCGGGTTTTAAGATAAATTCCTGATATGTGGGTTCTCCCCAGACTAACGGACTAATTTCCGGAGGCTTTACGCACATAAGTACTACACCTTTGCGTATATTTGTACCATGTACTGCATTGTGTGCTAGTGCATATGCGGTAAGCTGTAGATAGTATTCTTCAATCCACTCTTCTTTCTTAGGCTTATTACTTTGTTTGTAATCTAAGATACTCTCGTCGTTTAAGTGTAAACCGCATCCATCAGTAGTTCCCGCATATATACCGGGATAATATAAGGGCACTTCTACTCCCCATACTTCATTGACATTTTTAAGTCCGTGTTCAATGACATGCTTGGCCATTTTGTGGCTTTGTATTGAGTACGGGTTAGTTCCAGGTTCGTTTATAACACCTTGCTTGACATAGTCCTCTAGGAACTTGTGCATTCGTGTGCCACGCCCTGCGGCTTCAGTTACGATCTCCTGTGCCTTAGCTTCGCCTACACGTTTTTTCCAATTGTTAAGAGCATCAATCTTGTCTTGTGATTTAGTCTTGTCTAGTATGGTAGTAACTGAGGGAACTTTGGAGCCATCTGGCAAAGCGTACAGTCTTTTACCTTCTACGCTTTTGCGGTCTATTGGGGTATAGACAAACCGTTCTTTTAGTAGAGTCATAGAGCAAGTATATGCTAACTTGCTACACAAGTCAATTAATTAAACGCTCGTTTTGTTGCGGCCATGGCCATTTGATTAACACCGCTAGGTTTTGGTTGTCCTTGGACTTCAGGTTGGTCGCCTTCGGAGTCTTGAGTTTTAATTACAAGTCCTCTACCATCGAATTTATCTACTAGTTTCTTTAGGATTTGATCTTCAGGCGCTTGCGAGTCCCAACGTGCGGCAAATCGACGATAGTCAATATCCGGGGCGCCGTACTGTTGTCCTGCTTGATTGAGTGCTTCCCATGACATGGGAGCTGATGATTGTTGATTATCTGCGGCAGCTTGCATCGCCCTTAGTGTTAAAACTAAGGGGTCAGCACTTTCCATTACTTTTTTTTTGAGTTTAACAAGATGCCTAGTCTGCGGCTGTAATCAACGCTTTCACGCTTTTCACGTCCTGCTTCACCGCCTGGTACTGGAGGTAATTCTTCTCCACCCATATCTGGTTCTCCGCCCATATCTGGAACTGGAGGTAATTCTTCTCCGCCGCCCAGTCCGCCTGCTTCTGGTGCTGGTGCGCCCATTGTTGGAGCCTCTCCGCCTGATACAAGTGCTAATGCGCCTGATAAGCCTTGACGACTTGTTTCTAATGTTGTATAGATTGATTCTAGTGCAGGTTTAACTGCTTGTTCATATTTGCTAGCAACATCACTGCCTAGTGTTTCTCTTATAGAGTCCATTAATTCTAGTAGATGTTCAGCTTTTAATTGAGCTGTATCTTCCAGCCAGCCTGTAATTTGGTCGACCATGTCTTTAGTTGCCATGATTACAGAAGCTTTTGTCTCTTCGCCTTCTGCGAGATATACTATGTGTTCTGCTACGCTTTCTCTTAGATCGTAACGTGTTGTTAATTCGGATACTAGTTCTTCTTGATCTGATTCGCCTACATTGATACGGTTGATTGCTGAGTCGATCCAACTTTCTGGAACTGAATGATCTTCTGCCTTTTTACGCATTGATGCAAAATAGATTTGTTTAGTTTTTGCTTCGTCAGTTTTTTGTTTTTGTACTTCGGCCTTTGAAGGTTTCTTTTTAGTAACTTCTTCTTTCGGATTCATTTCGCGTTCCATGATCTCTTGATTAATAACATCTAGTAGTGCGCGAGTCTTTTGATATTTTTGACTGCCATTTACACTGTCAAAACTTTCGCTAACTTCTAGCTGGCTGATTTCTGTACGTAGTTTGTTTCGTACATCTTCAAGCTGAGCTTCATTAAATTGCTCTAAGTTAAGTTTGTATCCAAACTTCTTTGCTAGGCTCTCGTTGAGTGCCTTGCTAGTTACTGGTTTTGAAATTTCTCTAATTTGCATGGTAGTTTCCTAAGCGTCTCTTATTCTTATTTATACAAAACTCCACTTAAACATTGTAGAAATCTCTTCCTTGTAATGTTCAGTTAAGAATGTTGTGTGTTCTAATTTATTTAACAAAACTAAAAATCTATTGTAATCTTTAGCAGTTTTGATGTTGTGTCGATATATCATTTGATCGCAGTAGTTAGCCCAGTATCTGTTATCTAATCGTTTGATTTCAAAGAATTTATCTAAATGCGTGTTATTATATGCCTTAGCTGCCATTATTGCGCAGGTTTTTAGATAAAATTGATCTACTTCGTCCTGACTGCCCTTACGGTAAAGTCCCCAATTTTTATGATGATTGAGTTTTACGCAGTAGTCTTTATAGGTAACACTCCCATCAGAGCTAACTGTTATAGGTAGTGTCTTTTTTAAGTCTGTTTCAAAATGCTCTGCTAGCTCTTTGATAACTCGACCTTGTGGTTTTTTATGTTTATTGTTTTTCATTTGCAACTACGGTAGGATTGTGTTGTCCTACTTTAGTTACCAAACTTTTACGAATCATGGCCTGGATTCTGAACTGATCGTGCTCACTTAGCGAACTTAACCTAACGGGATTTTTAAGCTTCTCAAGAAGCTGGGCTTCCTCGTTAGTAGTCCAGATCTTAAAATCCTGGATTAGTTCGTTTATTTTCATCTAAGCCCAGCGATCATACGCATTTTTTCTAGTAGCTCGTCATCTGCTGATTTTGATACCGATCTTGACTCGTGCTTGTTGTATTTTTCAAAATCTTTGTCGCGTACATCGTTAATAAATGCATCAGTGCCGTCACCATGCGAAGGGCCGCCGACTTCTCCGCCACCTTGTGCGATAGTGTCTTTATGCTCTTCTTCCATGCCAAATGCACCTTTGATTTTATCAATCATACCCGGCTGCTTCATTCCTGGTGGAAGGGCATCGTAAGGCATGTCTTGTACAATGCTTGGATTTTGTTTAATCCATTTCACTGGATCTGGTTCAACTGGTTTTAAGTTGCCGTTTGCATCTAATGGTGCGCCCATACCTGCGCCCGGCTCACCTGCTAGTGAGTGTTGATCTTTGAGATAGTTGATACGGTATGCATAGAACTTTCTCAACCAAGGTTCTCTAGCTTGATTCATTAATTGTGTTAGTTGAGCTGTTTGTGGATCGTTACCAGTATCTTCTGGAGTCGCTGTATCGCCACTATTAACAGTCATACCTGGACGTATTTCACCATGTTCGGGTGGCTTAACACTTACTGAATTATTTGGGCCTGGCATTAGATCTGAGGTTTTAACCTGTGTGTCTTTACCTGCTAGATTTACTACTGCGGAATCTCCGCTAATACTTTTAATAGTATCGTCTTCACCTAATATGTCTTTAATTTTCATTATTGTTCCTCGAGGCTTAATTCAGCACTGGTTAGTTTATCTATGTATTTACGCAATTTTTCAATTTGTCCGCGAGCTCTGAGCAGTTTAAATGCTAGGTTTTCCACGCTTTGTTCGCCATTTGACTCTAGACCAGCTTTGCGTAGACGTTTTAGCTCGTCCATAACTAGCTTGCATTGTTCAATGTCCTTGCCACGCATGGCGCTGTTGATCTTAGCAGAGTAGCTACGTGCTTTATTCTTGATAGCCTTCGGCTCAACTGTAGGCTCAGTGTGTTCTGGCTCAGATACCCAACGGTCTCGCTTAACGCTGTAAATTCCGTTGCTAACATGCTTTTGTTCTGCAGGCTGTACATACAACTCTACTGGTATATCTTTTATGCTTAGTTTATAAGTTGTGTTGTATTGATTTTTCTTAGCTGAAAATAGTTCTTCGTCTTTGCTACTAACATCCTTGACAATTAGATGTAGATCTATGTCGCTGTAGTCGCTGTAATTATAGCCAGCACTAGAACCACTTAGGGTTATATCAGTCAGTCGTAGGTTAGGAATATTAAGATAGTCTATAAAATGATTGGCTATCTTTAGAAGTTTTGTGCGAACTTCGGGCCGCATCGAATTGTCATTCCAAATCTCAGGATTTAGATGATGGTGGTGCGGATTAGGGTCAACTGAAAGTTCTTGGAATTGCATTCATGTATTTAACTGAATTACAATCCTAGGAACTTTAATAAGTGTGGCAGATTCATAGTATTGATCCAACCAGCACCTGCCGCAAACGCCATGGCGGCCAGTGCGTACTTGACCCATTTGTCTTTGGTAGTTTGTAGGTCTTTGATTTTGTCAGCTAGATCTGAATGTTGACTGTTGCTGGCTTCTGCCATTTCACACAGTTTTTTATCTAGTAGATCGCGGGTAATATCCAAACAGTCATGCATTTCTTTGACGTCGCCTTTGAGGTCGTCAAGTTTTTCTTCTATCGCATATACTTTGGTTTCTACTATTGCTACTCGCTCTGGTAGCATAGCTAATTGTGCTACAGCTTCTTTTGTCGCCATCTTGGCTCTCCAATGTTTTAAGTCAGGGACTCGCTCCGAGTCATGTGCCTAGTGTATGATTGAATGCCTAAGTGTTAATGTGTGCTAAATTTGCCTACAACTTTATTTAGCGAAGAATGAAATATTTCTGCCTGGATCTTCGGTATTAAACACTGCGTATTTTTGTTCCATAGCTTCGTCAAGACCCGATATATAAGGAACTAGCACGAAGTCGCTGATTAGATGGCCGACTGGGTCTGTGTCAGTGGCGTAGACATAATCACGTTCAGTACTAAAATCAAAACGCCAAACTCGAATAATTTTTTTAGTGTCAAAGCCTACTAGGTGGCCGGCAACTTCAGTAACAACCGGTCCTTGATTATAGATAATGTTACTTCTGATACCTAATGTTTGTATAACTGTCTGAAAGTTCTGTTCTTTCCATCGTGCGATTTCCTTGCCCGATTCATTACGAGTTTGACCGGTGTGCGTGATATCGACTAGAGTATATAGTTTGTATTCCATGCACATATTTAACCCAACAAAAAAGGACTCCGAAGAGTCCTGATTTGCTTCCCATCCCTGAGAATAAACTTAATTTACAAATTATGCAAATGTGTTTAAGCCAGCACCAACAAAGAAGTTAGGGTAAGCGGCTGTACCACTTGCTGTAACTGTAACTGTAGTTGCTGTACCAGCGGCACCTGCACCCATGGCTGCTGTACGATTGTCAATGATTGACTTTAGTTGAGCTTCCATAGCACCGTATGTTGTACCTGCAACGTTGCTTGCCGCGGCAGCGTCGTTGATTGTATCACCAGCTACTAGAGCTAAGAATGATGTTGAGTCTGGTTGTCCAACTACAAAGATTTCTGCAGTTTGTTGTAGACCAGCAACAACTTTACTAAACAAGCTGTTTGCATCAGCGTAGGTACCAGTTGCGTTACCGTCAGCGTATGTTAGATCGTTTAAAGAACCGCTTGATATAACAACTTTCAATAGACGTAGTGAACGTGTACCAAAGCTAGTAAAGGCTGGGCCTGTACCGTATGTATCTTGGGCTGTCATTTTGCCGTAGTTAGCGGCGACTGTTGTGTTTAATAATGATGGCATTTTAGTTTCTCCTCTTTTACCATACTGCTCACACTCTGTGAGCGACTTACTACATGTAAGCCTTCGTAATATTATTTATAACTTTGGGTAAAAAATGGCTAGATATGCCTAAATTACACGATATTACTTTGAAACTATTGGGAGTTTTTGTCTTCTTGGATGCGCTTGATGCCGCGCTTAAACTTAGTAGGATCAGCACCTTTGATGCTGTTGATAAAACGGCGCTCTAATTCAGAGGCAGTTTCTACATCATAGTTTTCACGTATCATATTAAGTAGGTTAATAGCACTCTGTATGATGTTAGATCCGCGACTTTCTATGACTAGGTCCGTGTCACGGCTAAGTCCAATGTCGCTGAGTTCCTGTAAGATACTACGTGTGCTTTTACGCATATTATGTCTCTTTGCTTTATTTATTTGATTATACACACTCGCTGACAGTAAATCAAGAGCCGGTTTAATCATTCTGTAATACTCTACACACTAAATACTCAGTAGAAACCATAAGTAACTACACACACTTACAGAGGAAAGTACAATGAAATTCTTATCAGAAAAGATGCTGGCCATCTTGGAACGGTTATCAGAAATGTTTCCAGGTAGCAGTTATCAATCAAGCCTGGATGCATATCTAGCAGACAAAGGCATTACCGATGCCGCCCAGTTGGAAAATTACATCCGACAATTCAACTCTCAAAAAGAAAGATATCTATGAAAACAATCATCAATGCAGTCTGGTCAGTATTAGTGGCTATTGGCGAAGCACGTCATGCGGCCTATCTTGCACGTCAAGGTCGTGTAGCAGAAGCTAAAGCTGTATACGGATCTTAAACGAACAATTTAGTTCGTAAAGTAGTTGCTTTTTTAACTAAAGGCATATATACTAACTGTAACAGCAAATGTTGTTACAAACACACAAACATTACACACAGGAGATTTAAAATGTTTAATCAAGCAATCGACGCCATTCAAACTGGCAAGAAGACAATCGTTAACACCTTCGTTACCGACAAAGAAATCCAATCAAAATTGGTCACACTGATTGAAGCACAAACTAAGTTTTATCAAGGTTGGGTTGACACAACTCTAACACTTGCACAAACACTAGTTGCCAATGCTAAA